TACACGCCTACTCCCTTAGCAGGGGAAAGAAAAACCTTGATTTATCAATGCTTTGCGGGTTTTTGTAGGCTATGTTGTAAGCTACGCGACAGCGTCCAACGAAACTTTATGGGTCTTAAAATGGCCTGAATTCCCCGAAATTTGTAGGCTACGCGGGGAATTTTCGCGCTGAAATAATATCATTCTTTGCCGCCTTTGTCAAGGACATTGATAGCAGCGTGGGCACTCTGCATATCGGGATGGATGTAGCGCTGGGTAGTCGTAAACTTGGTATGCCGCATGATCTCCTGTATCACGCTGGGCGCAGTTTTGGCGAGCGCCAGCGCCGTCGCCGTGGTATGGCGGCACGAGTACGGCGGCAGATCGCGCACCTTTGCCCTGGCGAGGGCGGCGTGATACTCGGTATAAAAATTATCCGCGTTCATGCCGACGATGCGCCCTTTCTTGCTGCTCACGTTGGCGAGGATATCCTGCACGAGCGGTTCGAGCCAGTCGGGATAAATCAGCGGCGTTGATTTGCGCTTTTTGGTTTTCAGGCCGCAGCCGATGATCTCGTGCGTATCGGGGTGTATCATGTCGGCCGTGCAGCGCAGCAGCTCACCGGGCATCATGCCGCTGTATATCATCAGCAGCGGGAAGCGCATAAACAAGTCACCGCTGTCGTAGGCCGTCCACAGCGCATTTATCTCATCCTCTGTAAACGGCTTTTGCTCTGCTTCAGCAAGCGGCGGCAGTTCGACAAACTCCGCGAGGTTTGTTCGCGCCTGCCCTTCGGCGACGGCGCGCTTGAACAGCTTGGCGAGCATGGTTTTCATGTCTTTCGCGGGGTAATATGTATCGGCCTGCGAGTCCACACAGCTTTGCAGGTTATCGATCGTAAGCTCCGCTACGGGTACGTTTTTGAGGGAATCTAGCCGACGCCACGCGATATCATACGCGCACTGCTTGGAGCTGCCGAGTTTATCATATGCACCGCTCTTTTCCCACCATTTATAATAATCATTGAGCGTAGGCCGGTATACTTGCTTCGGCGCGGTTTCTGTGGGATTGGCCGCAAAGGCGAGCGCGGCGGTTTTAGACGGGAAGCCTCCCTTCGTTCCGCGCCGCTGGTGCAGGCTGCCGGACGCATCAACAAACGTGTCGATAGTCCATTGCGCTGTCCATGTCTTGCCGCGCCGGTACGCCGTGCCCTGCCCGTTCCCACGCCCCCTACGCGGCTGCGCGTTTTGCCGAGCACCGCAGAACATACAAAATGCGCTTATATCCGGTATTTCTTTCTTGCACTTACGGCATATCATTTCCTTAGCTCCCTCAGGGCGTACACCATGACACACACGGCGGCAACGACTATCAAGCCGAGAATAACGACAAGGGCGCTTGACCTGGCGGACTGAAAAAGCCCCGCCGTTACAAACTGGGCATCCCACACCATATACGAAATTAAACACACGAGCAGCAGGGCGCAGACAGCTAAAAGCGCGTATACGACAGGCCTGCGGCTTGCAAGCTGCGCTTTGAGCACGGCGTTTACCTCTTCAAGCCGCTTGACGTCTCCGGCCTGACGGACATTATCCATTTCAAGCTCATGCACGGCGGCGAGGTCTGACGCGGGGCAAAGCCCGCACAGTTCATCCAGAGACAAGCCGAGGGTATCACATATCGCTGCCTGCTCAAAGAGCTTTGGGTTTGGCGCTGTATCGGCGCTCTGGGTGGCTATAGCAGAGTATGATACGCCGGACTGTTCCGACAATTCGGCGAGGGAAAGGCGCAAGTCGTTACGCGCGTCGGTTACTTTACGATTATAGCTGTCAAAGAACGGGATAAGACGCTGATACGGGGTCATTTCACACACTCCCAAAAGTTTTCTTTGTTCCCGGCAACGGGCAAAAGGCCTTTTGCCGCAGACCGAGACGACATCTCAGAACCGGGCGTGGACTATGCCGGGCGCAGATGATAGGCTATAAGCGTAGCAGATAAGTCGGTTTACAAGGTATCTGTTACATGCCCCGGCGGAGGCTGGCACCAATGCCGGGGCGCGTTTTTACGATAAGGAAACCACGACCAGAATGCAGAGCAGAGTGAAGACTATTAAAAAGACTATCAGGACAGTCCAGCCCTCGTCTAGTTTCTGGCGAGAATGCTTTTCAGGTTGAAACCTCGGCGCTTCCGGGGGCTTCTCGCCAAATATGCCTCGGTAGTCTATCTCGTGGGGAACATCCCGATAACATATGTGAACGTTTGACGGCTGGCTTTCTCGCGGCCTGACTGGAGCAGGGGCGGGTTTCACGGGCTGCGCCGCGCTTTTATCACTCGGCGTAGAGAGCCACTTGTGAAACAACACACCGCCGATAAATGCGGCGACTACGGAGATGATCCAGCCAACCTTCACGTAGCTTTGCTGGGGCTCCTCTGTGGAGGAACCAACGCGCTCAAAGGCTGCGGACTCCACAGCTGCTTGATAAAGCTCCGGATTCGCTGTAACTACCACATGGCCGCCTGACGCAATTGCGCGACTCGGAGTCGGCGCGGGCGTAGCTTTTGCAACATACGTATAGGGGCAGTCGAGCACACCATCACCGTCTATATCATAGTGGTCGTGCGCTGGGTAGCCGTGATGGTAGTGGTATTCGCCGGTTGCGGTAACGTAATGCCCGCCGTTACTGTCAGTTCTGCCCGGATGGGCGAAAGCAATTGACGACAGCGCACAAGCGGCGGCGAAGACGAAACAGGCGAAGATGAGAAGCTTTTGAACCATTTTCACACTTTCACCACTCCTCTTATACGTATTTACCGATTACGGGAGAAGAGGGCAAGCAGCATGGGAAGAAGCTGGGTGAAAAAATACAGCGCGAAGCAGATGTAAAACACGAGTATCCAGCCGTTGAACGGCATCGACAGGGCGCGGAAGAAACCCCATACATATAAAATAAGCTGGATTATGCCGCCAACGGTCGGCGCAAACGTAGCGACGGCGACGATGGCCACGGTAATGAGCAAGCCGAAGTTGAAAACGGTAAGCAGCGGGGCGAAGGTATAGACCAGCGAAAGCACATACCAGACCGCAATACCGGCGCCGCCAAGCGCAGTTACAAGTTTATCTCGCAATGTGTTCATGAAAAGTCCTCCTTTTGTTCACAGATTATACATATTTTAACACGAATAACCGGTATATTCCATACTGGTTTTCCGGTTCTACGTTTTTTACAAATAAAATGCACCAAAATAATGCAAAATGACGATAAACGGAGGGGAAACATGGAGAACGAACGGGAAATACTGATTGCGGAGCTTGAAAAGCTGGCGGAGAAGCTGACATACGAACAGTTGAGGTCGGTGTACATCTTCACACTTCAAAAAACAAAATAAGCGGGAACAAGCCCGATACGGAATCACTCCGTATCGGGCTTGTTCAGTTTATCGGCGAGTCTTCGGAACACTGCGGAGAGCTCCTTCCACTCTTCGACAGAGGTCTCGGCCATAAATTCAATAAGGAGCTGCTCGATATCCGAGCGCTTGCCCTCGGAGAGCTGGCCGATGTACTCATCTATAACGTCGCGCCGCGACTTCTTCGGGAACGGCTGACCAGTGCCGGTACGCAGCCACACCTCATCTACGTTATATACTCGGCAGATATCCGCTATTGTGCGGTCGCTGGGGTCGCGCTGGCCTATTTCTATCATGGCGATATAGTTGCGGGACAAACCAAGAGCGGTGGCAAATGCCGATTGTGTCAGCCCAACAGTTTGGCGGACTTGTTTTATGCGTTCATTCATGTTATCACCTCCTGCTGCATTTATATAATAAACCAGCTTGCTAACTTTGTCAACAAAAATTTTAGAAAAATGCAAAATAACTGTTGACATTGTGACGCGATTGTGCTATTGTATGTACACAGAGTTAGCAAGCGAGTCAACAAGACGAGCGCCAGCACACATGAGAGGAGAACACATGATGAAGAAATACGAAGTTGCAATGGTGAACGCGGATGGCACCATCGAGCGCGGCGGCATTCCGACCAGCAAGGCACACGCACAGCGCTGGGCGAATGAAAACGCGGCGATGTACCCCGACGAGAGTTTCATCGTTGTCGAGTATAAAGCCGAAACGGTCTAACGGCCGTCTGCCGGAGATAGCCTACCGGCACCGATGATGGCAGGCTACAGGAGGTGAAACAATGAGCGAGCAGGAGAAAAAGGCGGCGAAGGAGCTGCTGGACGACCTAAAGAAGATCCCGGCGGACGGCGCGGATTATATGCGCGGGTATATGCGGGGCAGGCTGGACGGCATCAAGAATCGCAAGGATAAGGAGGATGAAGAATGACCCTTGACGACATTGAACGCATGGATGAGGCGATGATAACCGCCGAGCAGGCTGCAAGCGTTATTGGATGCAAGCCGCAGTCGCTACGAATACAGGCTAAAGAGAACCCAGCGTGGCTGGGCTTCAACGTGACTCGCATCAACAATACTTTGTATATACCCCGCGAGGCTTTTTTAAAGCACATGGGGCGGGGCGAGAGGGGGGGCTGAGCGATGCTGAGCCCATGCATCAACTGCGAGGAGCGGGAGGCGGGCTGCCACGGGAGCTGCGGCGCATACAAGGAATGGCGCGAGCGCTACGACGCAGCAAAGGCCGCGAGGTGGAAAGGCTCTACGACGGCGGCGTACCTCTCGGCGTGGAAGCGCAAGAAGAAGCTGCACGAGCAAAGACACAAGCGCAAATAAAAAGCCGCCCACGGGCAGGAACCCCGTAAGGCGGTAAGGAAAACACATAACTATATCTTAGCACAGGAAGAAGGAAAAAGCAATGGCAGAATGTGAGCTGCGGATGAGCAAATTCGCAAATCTCACTCAAAAATACCCGATGCACCGCGACGGGCGCAAGACGCTGTACTTCGTGGTTGAGCATCAGCCGGATCACACCCGCGCCGGGTACGAGGTAGAGCAGGGCGGCAAGACCGCACAGTTCGTTGACCTCGCGGATGCGGTGAAGTTCTTCAACGAGAGGAGGCGCGGGAAATGACGCCGACGACGGCAGAGGTCGTTTTATGCGCGGTGCTGGGAATCCCGCTGGCGCTGGGGCTGCTGTGGGCGCTGTTTGTGGCGGCGCTGGCGGCCTACGACGACTACCGCAAGGACTACAAGCGGAACCGGCTGCACCCTGAGCGCTACAACGGCTGGAACTACTGAGGGGGGATAAACGTGTATCAGATACCGGACGACCCTATAATCCGCTGCATGGAGGCGACTGGCTGGCCGCCCTGGATGCAGGACGATGACAGCGACGAGGAGGACGAGGACGATGAATAACCTCAGACTCTGGCGAGAGAGCCGCGGACTCAAGCAGACGGAGCTTGCGGCGATGGTGAAGCCCATCGACGCAAGAATCGACAGCAGCATGATAAGCCGCTTCGAAAATGAGATGTGCCTGCCGACGCCAAGCGTATCAAAGGCGCTTGCAAGCGCGCTGAACGTGCCGGAGGGCCTTTTATTCGGCGGGACAGAGCAGCTTTACATCTCCGGCGTAGTCGACGGAGAAGCCCGCGCAGAGCCGGAGAGCATGGACGTGACAGACCTGATAGCCCATTTCCGCGAGGCGGGCAAGGGCGCGGCAATAAGCCGCCGGGCGCTGGCGAGCATGATGGACGTATCCGACAGGCATCTGCGGCGGATCATCGAGGAGGCGCGGAACTGCGGCTACCTCATAATCAACGACAGCGACGGCACGGGGTATTTCCTCGCGGCGTCCAGCGCCGACATTGAGCGGCACTTCCGACAGGAAAACGCAAGGGCGCTGAGCATATTAAAGCGGCTGAAGGCCGCAAGGACAAGGCTGAAGGAGGTAAACATAATATGACCTTGTACGAAATAGACGAGGAAATACAGGAGCTTTTGAGCGAGGTAGACCCCGAAACCGGCGAGCTTATCACGGACTATGCGGCGCTTGACGCGCTGCTCATGGAGCGCGAGGCGAAGATAGAGAACATTGTGCTCTTTATCAAGAACCTTTCCTCCGACGTGCGGGAGCTCAAGGCGGAGGAGGCCGCTCTTGCCGAGAGGCGGGATAAGGCGGAGAAAAAGGCCGAGAGGCTGCGCGAGTATGTGTCTCACGCGCTGGGCGGCGAGAAGTTCCAGACCCCGCGCTGCTGCGTGAGCTTCCGCAAGAGCACGGCGCTTGAGCTGGGCGAGGGCTTTACCGAGTGGGCAAAGGAACACGCCGACACGCTCCTGAGATATAAGGAGCCGGAGCCGGACAAGGCCGCAATCAAGGCGGCGCTTGCGGAAGGTGCCTTGATTCCCGACGCAAAGCTCGTGCAGAACACCACGATGACGATCAAATGACATAAGGAGGAAAACACATAATGGAGAAAAAGACAAACGCCGAGCTGCTGGGCGACACCGTGGTGATCGTCCCCGCGGCAGTGTACACGGACTACGTAGAGCGGGCGGCAAAGGCGGAGACGCTTATTGACGCGCTCAACGAAAAGATAAGCGATATGACGGTGCGGCGCTGGCAGATCGAGAAGGAGCGCGACGCGGCGCTGGCAGAGCTCGAGGAGGCGAAGGCGAAGATAGAGGCGCTTGAGGGGGTGACGGAGGATGAGTGATAAGCTGCGGTTCTATAACGCCGCTGCGGAGGTGCCGAGGGAGGCGAAGAAGCCCATAGGCGGCGGCAGACTCAAGGGCATGACGGACATCAACCCAATGTGGCGTATCAAGAAGCTGACGGAGGTTTTCGGGCCCTGCGGCTTCGGGTGGTGGTACCGCATTACCGAACAGCAGATAGCCCGCGACGAGCACACCAAGCAGGCGGCGGCCTTTGCGAACATCGAGCTTTTCGTGCGGGACCCGGAGAGCGGCGAGGTATCACAGCCTATCCCCGGCACGGGCGGCGCGGCTTTCTTGGCAGCAGAAAAGAGCGGGATATATCTCGACGATGAGGCTTTCAAGAAGGCGACGACGGACGCAATCAGCGTAGCGGCGAAGGCGCTGGGCGTCGGGGCGTCCGTGTACTGGGAGCGTGACCCGGACAAGTACTCTTCAGAGCCCGCCGCACCGAAGGAGAAGCCGAGAGCGCCGGAATACATATGCGAATGCTGCGGCAGCGTGATAGCGCCGTACAGGGACGGAGCGGGCAAGCCCGTGAATCTGGCCAAGCATGCGGAACGCAGCCTTGAGAAGTACGGCAAGCTGCTGTGCCTCGACTGCATAGCGGCGGAGGCGAGGACGCGGGAACTGAACAATGGGCAGGAGCTGCCGTTTTAAGGAGGAGGAAGAGAATGCTTAATCACATAGTTATAATGGGGCGGCTGACCGCTGCCCCGGAGCTGCGATACACACAATCGAACACGCCGGTAGCGTCGTTCACGCTGGCGGTGGACAGAGACTTCCAGAGCGGCGGCAGCGAGAAGCAGACAGACTTTATACCCTGCGTGGCGTGGCGCGGCACGGCGGAGTTCGTAAGCAAGTACTTCACCAAGGGCAGCATGGCGGTGGTCTCCGGCCGCCTGCAGCTGCGTGACTGGACGGACAAGGACGGCAACAAGCGCCGCACGGCGGAGGTCGTGGCCGACAACATCTACTTCGGCGAGAGCAAGAAGCGCGACGCGAGCCCCGACGTTCCGTTCGAGGAGATACCCGACGATGGCGAGCTTCCGTTTTAAGGAGGCTCCGCCATGCCGAACAGGATAATCAAGGAGAGCATACACACGTCTGAGGACGTGAACATGATGACGGATTTTCAGTTTCGGCTTTGGGTATCGCTGATTACATACGTTGACGACTTCGGCAGAGGGGACGCAAGGCCGGCAATAATCAAGGGCTCTTGCTTCCCCCTCCGGGACAGGATTACGAACAAGGATATTGAAGCCGCTCTGAGAGCTTTGGCGGGTATAGGCTGCGTTAGCCTCTACGAAGTAGACGGAAAGCCCTACCTATACTTCCCAACATGGGAGTCGCATCAAACTGTGCGTAACCAAAAGAGCAAATACCCGGCTCCTGCCGAAGGACAGCAATTGCAAGCAATTGAAAGCAACTGCAAGCAATTGAAAGCGAATGTCCCCGTAATCCAATCCGAATCCGAATCCGAATCCGAATCCGAAAACGAATCCGAATCCAAAAGCGCACGCGAGGACGCGTTCGACGTGTTTTGGGCGGCATACCCGCGGAAAGTGGGCAAGGGGGCGGCACGCAAGGCTTTTGCGAAACTGCCTGCGGCTGTTTTCCCTCTGCTCGTGCCTGCTGTCGAGGCGCAGAAGCTCAGCGCACAGTGGCGCAAGAACGGCGGGGAGTACATCCCGAATCCGGCCACATGGCTGAATCAAGAGCGCTGGGACGACAAGTTGCCTGACACCGGCACGGCGAACGCAAAGGCGCAGGAGCTTGACGACTTTTACAGCATGACTCAGGACTGGGCGAGGAGGGACGACGAGTGACGCGAGACGAGTTCAGCATTTTTGCGAACGCTTTGCGGACATATTACGCCAAAGAGAACCTTTTGCCGAACAAACAGGCGATGGAACTTTGGTTTCAGGCGCTTAAAGACCTCTCATACTCGCTGGCGTCTGCGGCGCTCGGCAAGTGGAGCCAGACGAGCCGGTGGTCGCCGACGATCGCCGACATCCGAGAGACGGCGGCGGACATCACAGACCCTGACGACGGCGAGGACTGGTCAATGGGCTGGGGCAAAGTGCTCAAGGCTATCAGCCGCTACGGTTGGAGTCGACCGGAAGAGGCGTTGGCTACGCTGGACGAGACCAGCCGCGCTGCGGTGAAGTGCCTCGGATGGCAGAACCTCTGCATGAGCGAAAACATCAGTGTGGATCGCGCATCGTTCCGCCAGACCTACGAAACCATGAAGAAGCGCAAGAAGGAGCAGCGGCAGATATCCCCCGATGTGCTGGCGATGATAGAGGCCGTGAGACTGCCGGAAATGCCGAAGCGCGAAGCGCTGGAGGGACACCATGAGGATTGACAGCGCAAGGATGCAGGGCGGCGAGCTCGTGCTGACGGCCTCCGCGCCGGACGCGAGGCGGTTTGTGTACGGCTTCAAGCCGGGGGAATATGACATCTCCCCCGCCAAGAAGAAACGCAGCCTCAACGCCAATTCATACGCGTGGCGGATCATCAACGACATAGCGCTTGCAGTACGCGAGACGCCGGAGACGGTGTACCGCGAGGCGCTAAAGAACGTACCGAACATCTGCGAGGTACTTTGCGTACAGGACAAGGCCGTTGACAGCATGGAGCGGCTTTGGACACGCGACCACATAGGGCGGCGTGTTGAGCGCGAGCCAAGCAGGATCAAGGGCTGCACAAACCTGTATATCTACTACGGCAGCTCGGATTTCGATACCCGCCAGATGGCCATGCTGATAGACGGCCTCATACAGGATGCGCGGGCGCTGGGCATTGAGACGCGGCCGGAGGAGGAAATCAGATCGTTGCTGGAGGAGTGGGAATGAAGAACGATAAAAACGATAAATTTGACGGGCGGTTTGAGAACTACCGCGGGACAAAGCGGTTTTGCGTATCTCATCCGGATTACAGCCCCACGCTCACAATAGCCGCACCGTGCGAAGCCGCGGCAATTGTGGCTGCGGCGCAAAAATGGGGGGGCGGAGTTAAATGGACGGCGTACAGCTTTTACGCCTGCTGCTCCGTATATGAGAGCCATGACTAACGAATACGGCGTTACTCTCGACCGCAACGGCTATGCACCGTCGATCGTGCAGGACATCGAGGGCTGCTACTACTGCGCAACGCAATGCGGCAAGCTCGACCGGCACGAGGTGTTCCACGGCGCGTCCCGCAAAAAATCAAAGGCGCTGGGGCTCTGGGTGCTGCTCTGCCACGACTGCCACATGACGCTGCACCACTCGGACGCGGCGCTCGACGCGCTGCTCAAACGTCAAGGGCAACGCGAGGCAATGCGGCACTACGGCTGGAGCGTGGACGAGTTCCGGGCGCGGTTTGGGAAAAATTACATTTAAGGAGAACGAATGGATAAAGAACATACAGCGATGGAGCGGCTGCGCCTCGCGTCGGATATGGCGCTGCGCCTGTATAAGCAGCCGCTTATGCTTACAGACTCCGGAGGCAAAGACTCTGCGGTGATATGCCGCCTCGCCGAAAACGCCGGAATCCCGTTTGAGATCGTGCATAGCCACACCACAGCGGACGCGCCCGAAACCGTGTACCACGTCCGCAAGAGAGCGAAAGAATACGAGGGCAAGGGCATCAAGTACACTATCGCGCACCCCACATACAAAGGCGAGCGTACCTCCATGTGGGCACTGATACCTCAACAGTTAATGCCGCCGACACGGGTGCAACGGTATTGCTGCCGAGTCCTCAAGGAGCAGTACGGGAAGGAAAGATTTATCGTCACCGGCGTCCGGTGGGCGGAAAGCCCTGCGCGCAAGGCGAAACGCGACAGCTTGGAAATCTTGCGGCGCAACAGGGACGAAACGTTGCTCCTCAACTGCGATAACGATGACGCGCGGCGACTTTTTGAATCATGCGAACTGAAGGGCAAACGCATTTGCAATCCGATCGTAGATTGGACGGAGGATGATGTGTGGGCATACCTCGGCGAACAGAAGGTAGAGGTTAACCCGCTGTACTGCGAGGGCTGGAAGCGCGTCGGCTGTGTTGGCTGCCCGATGGCGGGGAAAGCACGTTATGCCGAGTTCGCGAGATACCCAAAATTTATGCTGCTGTACATAGCCGCATTTGAGCGTATGCTCGCAGAGCGCAAGCGGCGAGGCAAACTTGAGGGCAGCTGGAGCATGGGCGCAACAGGCCGCGATGTATTCCATTGGTGGATGGAGGACGGCGTTCTGCCCGGCCAGTATACGCTTGATGATATGGAGGCAAGCGATGAATACATAGGCAGAACTGAGAAAGGAAACAGAATATGATAATCACAAAAAAGCAGTATAACGAAGCAATCAAAGAAGCAGTTGAGAAAACCAGAGCAGAAGAAAGGGCGCAGTTTGACAAGATGATGTGCGACCGTGACGAGGAGCGTTGGCGCAACGAACGTATAGAGAACATCGAACGGCGCATGAGCAGCGCTTTTGGTGACATTGACCGCAGACTTACGGAGCTGGAAAAGAGCCGGAACGTTGGCAACGACATAGCGGTATGCCCGAAGTATTGAGGAGGACGACAATGGGTGAAAGAAACCTTGTTGCGGTCAGTATCAAGCATACGATATACGGTTGGAAGTTCGGTATGCCGTGCTGGCTGTGGGGAAGCAGAACAAAAGACGAAGAGAAGCGGTCGTTTGGCGGTTATACACAATATCCTAACAACGCAGAAGTGTACTCACTCGAAGAGTGGCAGGAAAGCGGTTATGGTGCTGGCGATGTATGCAAGGTGGATGAACCGGTGCAGATGTGTATCGGTTTTTGCAAGAAATACAAAAAGTACGACACCGTACTTGTTCCACTCAATCAGTACGTCAAATACTGCGAGTGCGCTTGCTTGCCACTGGATAAACCAAAGGAGGGCTGACAATGGATGAAAAGTACATCGATGAATCGGCAGTGCTTCAGAGAGCGCTGGACACCTATGGCTCTGCTTTGCAGATCGTGGTAATGATGGAGGAAATGAGTGAGCTACAGAAGGAGCTGTGCAAGTACCTGCGCGGCAAATACTCGCCTTCAAGCATCGCCGAGGAGATCGCCGATGTGGAGATCATGCTCGAGCAAATGAAGATGTGGTTTTGCTGCGCGGATGATGTGAGTGCCGTGCGCAGGCGCAAAGTGGAGCGGCTGAAAGAGAGGCTAGACAATGGCTGAATACATAGATAGGGAACGTCTGCTGCGTCGGTTCAACCTTGATGACATGATGAACGTAAACGGGACGCTGGTTTCTTTGAATGACGCAAGGAATATTATTTCGGGCTTCCCCGCCGCCGATGTTGCGCCGGTGGGCTGGATCAGCGTCAAAGACAAGCTGCCGGAGCCGGAAACCGAAGTTCTGGCGGTGTGTGTGCGGAACGGCTACCGCTTCATCTGCCCCGTGATTTTTGAGGACGGAACCATGCTGACGCAAAACAGCATGTGGAACTGGTATGAGTTGGAGAATTACGGGACGTACAGTGAAGAAAACGATGATTACTTTGTCCCTGAAGGTTGGTGGGAAAATCGGCAGTTCACACCGGACGACATATACAACAATCCCGTGGATTGCAAAGTCACGCACTGGATGCCGCTCCCCGAACCACCGAAGGAGGATTAAAATGTGTCCACATGATCATTGTAGGTGCAATGCTTCCGATACAATGTGCATTCACTGGATGGGGACATTTTGCGAGCTTGATGAGGAGGCAAATCAAAATGGCAATTAAGAATTACACAAGCGGCGTGGATGTCTACGCGAGCCTCGGTGAGATTCAGGGCGCGCTTGCCCGCGCTGGTGCGACAAAAATCATGGTGGATTATGAATCCGGAAAGCCGACGGCTGTCACCTTCGCCATTGAGACTGCGGCTGGCGCGAGGGGCTTCCGGCTCCCCGCGGCCGTGGATGGGACACTGCGGATGTTCGCAGCGCAGAAAGTCAAGGCAGACCGTGCGCAGGCCGAAAGAACGGCATGGAGGAACATCCGCGACTGGGTGCTGGCGCAGCTTGCGCTTGTGGAATCCTGCGGCGTGGCTGTTGACGAAGTGTTCTTTCCGTATCTCACCGGCAGAAACGGCAGGACGCTCTATCAGGCGTATGCGACGGGGCAGTTCATGCTGGAGGGCACAAATGAATGAATCTAAGACGGAAGGAGAATAAAGGATGACAATCAGAGAATTTGCTGCAAAGCTTGACGGTCGGCAGTACGGTAATGAGATGAGTAATGAGGAAGAAAAACTCGCGAAGGAGCAGAATTTCCTTGTGGTATTCGGCGCGTCTGACGACCTTGCAGAACTGAGAGGTGCAATAGACGATGAATGCGGCTGCTTCAACGGCGGGGAACTCAAGCTCGAAAACAGGCATTGTCCGCCAATCAAGGCAGTATGGTGCCCAAGAGACAGAGAATGCGCATGGGCATACGAGACTGAACTGCCCCATGCTGAATTCAGAGTCATGGAGAACGCAGAAGTATATTGCTATGGAATCGTGTGTGATCTAAGCGAAAAAAGAAACGCACATACAAATATGACAATTGCCCCCAACTGCGGGGCAGGAATGAACGGTGAAAGCAATGGCAAGGCTGATTGACGCGGATATAGCATTAGAAAATATCGACGAATGGCTTGACACAGTTGGAACGGCGCTGATTGGCCGGGGGCTTTCATATTACGCGGAACTGCAAGGCTGCATAGAGGACGCACCCACGGTTGACGCTGTTCCCGTGGTACGGTGCAAGGATTGCCTTTATTGGAACGGCGCGATAGGGTTCTGCCATCAGAATTCGCAATATTATAACGGCGGCGAAAGCTGGGATATATACCAGCCCGACGACTTTTGCAGACGTGGAGAAAGGAGAAACACATGATACATTGGCTATGGGCGCTCGCGGCGTTTATCCTCGGCGGCTCGCTTGGCGCCTTGATAGTGGCCGTCATTATCGGAGGGAGCCGCGGCGATGAGTAAGTACCACAACACCAAGACAACGGTTTCCGGCCATACCTTTGACAGCCGCCACGAGGCCGAGAGGTACATTGTACTGCGGAGCATGGAGGAGAGCGGGTTAATATCCAACCTGCGCTTGCAAGTGCCGTATGAGCTGGTACAGGGGCGGAAGATAAAGGGCAAGACAATACGCCCATCGTATTACATTGCCGACTTTGTATACACCTGCGGCGGCGAAGAAGTAGTGGAGGACGCGAAGGGCGTGAAGACGGCGGTATATCAGCTCAAGAAGAAGCTGATGGCAGACAGATACGGTATATTGATACAGGAGGTGTAGCGATGGAATCTTGGCGGGCGGCGGACATAAAATGCCCGTACTACAAAAACTGCGACGACAACAGACGGCTTATAATCTGCGAGGGCATCATGGATCGGACGACCGTGAGCACGAAGTTCCGCCGCAGGAAGGACATGGCAAACCACATAGCGACAAACTGCGAGCAGATCGCGTCTCCATGCGTTATACGCAAACTGAACGACAATAAATACGAAAACTTGGGGTGAAAGCCCCAAGTTTTTTTGTTTTAGGGTTAGAGAAAGGGCGGGCGGATTTAGTAAAATAAGCAGGAGGAGGTGAGCCGATGGGAAAGAAGTCACCGAACTGGGTAAAAATCGAAAAAGAATACGTGACAACCGAGGCGAGCCTCCGCCAGCTGGCGGCAAAGTACGGCGTGGGCATGAGCTCCATGAACCGGCGCTCACGCGAGCGCGGCTGGGTGGCCAAGCGCAAGGCGCACGAGAACGCGATAGCGGACAAGGTGGGGGCGCGGCTCGTCTCGGCGGAAGCGGACGAACAGTCAGACAGGGCTCTGCGGGTAATGCAGGTATCAGACAAGCTGCTTGACCTCTGCGAGAAGATGTGCGACATGGAGGGCATAGCCCCGCGCGATCTGCGGAGCCTGACGGCGGCGCTGATGGATATAAAGGAGATACAGATGATCAAGTCTGCGCTTGATATACGAGAGCAACAGGCGCGAATCAAGAATCTTGAGAAAGCGGCAAGCCCTGAAGCCGAGGACACCGGCGAGACCGGCGTGATCATCCTGCCGGAGGTGCTGCATGCCTGAGGTGATATGGACGCCGCAGGAAAAGCAGATCGCCTTTATGGAGCGCCCTGAATATGAGGCCTTATACGGCGGAGCGGCGGGCGGCGGCAAGAGCGACGCGCTGCTCGCCGAAGCGCTGCGGCAGGTGGACAACCCCGACTACCGAGGGCTGATCCTGCGGAAGACGTACCCGCAGCTGGCGGAGCTGATAGACCGCAGCATGGCGATATACCCGCTGGCTTTTCCGCGGGCAAAGTACAACGACAGCAAACATGTCTGGATGTTCCCTTCGGGCGCGAAGATATATTTCGGCTCGATGCAGCACAGCAAGGACAAGATAAACTACCAGGGCAAGCGCTACGATTTTATAGGCTTTGACGAGCTGACGCATTTTACATGGGAGGAGTACAGCTACATGTTCTCCCGCAACCGTCCGAGCCGCAAGCCGAGGAGCACGAAGAAAACCCGCGTATACATACGCGCAACGACGAACCCCGGCGGCATCGGCCACGGCTGGGTGAAGGACAGGTTCGTCGACGCCGCTCCTCCGCTGACTCCGATAACCGAGAAGGTGGAGATAACGACGCCGGTGGGTAAGCTCATCGAGATGCACCGGGACAGGATATTCGTGCCGGCGACGGTATTTGACAACAAAGCGCTGCTGGAGGCTGACCCCGAATATCTGGCGACGCTGGCACTGCTTCCCGAAAAGGAGCGCGAGGCGCTGCTGTACGGCAAATGGGACACCTTTGAGGGGCAGTACTTCACGGAGTTCCGAGCCTCGCCAGACGTGGGGAAGTGCGCGGCGGCGGGGATAAGCGTGGAGGACGCGAAAACCGAAAGGCGCTTTACGCACGTTATACCGGCCTTTGATATTTCGCACGGCGAGAGCCGGGGCTGGCGCATATACCGGAGTTATGACTGGGGCTATGCCAAGCCCTTCTCCTGCGCGTGGTGGGCTGTGGACTACGACGGAACGATATACAGGATCATGGAGCTGTACGGCTGCACGCGGACGCCGAACGAGGGCGTGAAGTGGTCGAACGAAGAGCAGTTTGCCAAAATCGCGGAGATTGAGCGGACGCACCCGTGGCTCAAGGGCAAGAAAATACAGGGCGTGGCCGACCCGTCGATATGGGCGAACAAGGGCGGCGTGAGCATTGCAGAGACCGCGATAAAGTACGGGATATACTTCGACCCCGGCGATAATGAGCGCATACCCGGCTGGATGCAGTGCCATTACCGGCTGCAGTTTGACGAGCGCGGGTACCCGCGGATGTATGTATTCGACACGTGCAAGGCGTTTATACGCACGATCCCCCTGCTGATGTACAGCCAGACACACGTCGAGGACGTAGACAGCGACATGGAGGATCATGTGGCCGACGAGTGGAGATACTTTTGCATGTCGCGCCCGATAAAGCCGATGCGGCCGGTCGAGCAGCCAAACATCATAAACGACCCGCTCAACCAATATAAAAAAAGATGACGCCTTTCGGCATCATCTTCCCGCTTGCTAAAAATTAAATAATTATTTCAATCCACAGCCCGCGAGGGGCTGACACCGATATTATAACGGCTCATGGCGGAGCTGTCAAGGGTCAACGTCCCGCCCGAACCCGCGCGAACTCCAGCATCCACACGCCCTGCTGCTGCAGGGTCAGGCACTTTTCGAAGTCTCGCTGCATGGTCTCGGCGCTTATGCGGTCAAACAGCTCGCCGATCTGCTTGTCAATTTCCGGCGTGGCCTTGTGCATCGCGTGGAGCTTTTGCACGTACCGGGACACAAGCAGGAGCGGGAAGCGCTGGGCGTTTGCGATGTCCGCCTCGCTGCGGGACTTGGTTGCCGCGTAGCAGACGGCGAATATACCGGCTGCGGCCTTGATCTCATCGTTTGTCATGGTTGTTTCCCCTTTCGCGTCGAGGGAGGCGAGCAGCACATCCTCGACATAATTTGTGATACTGCGGTTTTTGCTTGCGGCGGCTTCCGCGAGCTGCGCTTTGACATCCGGCGTGATCCGGATGTACAGACGTTCGGTTTTCCCTGCCATGTCAGTTATCACCCACGACAGAGAGCTTGCGCAGGACATAACCATCGCCGTCGAAGCAACGGAGGCACGGCGCGTTATCACCGCACAGGACCTCATCGAGTAGATAGGTTATGCCGGCGACACCGATGAGCACCTCGCCCGCGTCGTTGACGCCTGCGTAAAGGTCGTCAGGGATGTTGACGCTCAGTGTGTCGGACACTTCACCGCGGCGGGTGCTGTACACCGTGCGCTTCTCCGCGCCGAGAAGCCCGTAATTAGCATAAATCGTAGTTGTCATTGTGTTTTCCTCCTTTTGTTATCTTGGCTACATTGTACGCCCATTGTGCGTACAAATCAATAGGCGGAATGCACAAAATTTAAACTCAATATTTGTACAAAATGGCAAGGAGGCCGTTGAATGGACAATATACAAAGCAAAATAACCCCCGAAAGGCTGCAGGAGCTGACGCGGATACTACAAAAATACAAGACCGGCAAAGCGCATCTCGAGCGCCGGGTAGTGAGCGCGGAGAACTGGTGGAAGCTGCGCAACAGCAGCGAGGAAATGAAAACCACGTCGCTCGACGACGGCGGTTTCCGCAGCCGCTCCGGATGGCTGCACAACGTCATAGTCTCCAAGCACGCCGACGCGATGGAGGCGTACCCCGAACCCAACATACTGCCGCGCGAGCCGAACGACCGCGAAGAGGCGCGGATGCTCAGCAGCATCGTACCTGTAGTAATGGAGCAAAACCTCTTCGAGGATACATACTGCGATGCGATGTGGCAAAAACTGAAGACCGGCACGGGTGTATATAAGGTAACGTGGGACGCGGACAAGCTCGGCGGCCTCGGCGACATCTCGATCGAGCGCGTCGACCTGCTGAACCTCTTCTGGGAGCCGGGCGTGCGCGACATACAGGACAGCCGGTATTTTTACCACACGGCGCTGCACGACAACGACATCCTGGAGCAGAGGTACCCACAGCTTGAGGGCAAGCTCAAGGGCAGCCCGTTCACGGCGACCAAGTTTTTATATGATGACGCGGTCGATACGAGCGGCAAGACGACGGTTATCGACTGCTACTACAAGCTGTGGCAGGACGGGCGCACGGTGCTTCACTACGTCAAATACGTCGGCGACACGGTGCTTTACGCGACGGAGGACGAGGGCAAGCCGCTGTATGATCACGGGCTTTATCCCTTCGTCTTCGACTCGCTGTTTCCGGTCGAGGGCAGTCCCTGCGGCTACGGCTTTGTCGACCTGTGCAGCAACGCGCAGACGGCAATAGACCTGATGGACACGGCGTTTGTCAAAAACACTATGGTGGGCGCGATGCCGCGATACTTCAGGCGCAACGACGGCGGCGTACATGAGGACGAGTTTCTCGACCTGTCGACGCCGCTGGTGACGGTGGACGGCAACCTCGGCGATGATGCGCTTAAAATTATAGATTACCGGCCTCTGAGCGGCAATTACATGGAGTTCCAGGCCGGAAAAGTTAACGAATTGCGCGAGACTTCGGGCAATACCGAGACGGCCACGGGCTCGACCTCGCAGGGCGTGACGGCGGCAAGCGCTATCGCGGCGCTTCAGGAGGCGAGCGGCAAGGGCAGCCGCGACAGCACGAAGACCAGTTACAGGGCGTACAGCCAAGTGGTAACGCTGGTGATTGAGCTGATACGGCAGTTTTACGATGTGCCGCGGCAGTTTCGCATCACGGGCAGCCTCGGCGAAGAGCAGTTTGTGCAGTACGGTAACGCGGGCTTGCGCGGGCAGCCGCTCGGCATGCTGGGCGGGCAGGACATGGGCATGAGACTGCCCGTATTTGATATCGAAGTTAAGGCGCAAAAGGCCGCAGCGTACACCAAGATGAGCCAAAACGAGCTGGCGCTGCAGTTTTACTCGCTGGGCTTCTTCAACCCCGCGCAGGCGGACACGAGCCTGATGTGCCTTGACATGATGGAGTTTGACGGCAAAGACGCGCTGATGCAAAAGATATCGCAGATGGGCGGGATGTATCAGCAGCTCATCATGTACCAGCAGATGGCGCTGACGCTGGCGCAAAAATACGAGCCAAACCTCGCGGCGGGGCTTATGACGGCGATAACCGGCGAGCAGCCCCAGCAGCGGCAGGCACCGGCAGACGTCAACCTCGACGCGGGACAGCCGCAGGAACAGACGCGCGTACAAAACGCAAGGGCGCGGAGCAGGCAGGCGTCACAGCCGGGAGGCGCGGAATGATAAGCGTACACGCGGGGCTGACGGGGATAGACATAAAAGGCCATGCGCACTATGCGCCGCAGGGCGAAGACATTGTTTGCGCGGCGGCGTCGATACTGGCCATGACGCTGCTGGACATCTGTGAGGACGCGGAGGTCAAGCGCGAGGACGGGCACATCAGCATCAAGCACGGAGACCCCGCGGCGATACTCTTCGCGCGGCGCGGGTATAAGCTGCTGGCCGACGCGTATCCGGAGTTTGTGGAGGTAATATGACGGTTACAACGACAGGGCGCGCCGCATACCGCGGAGGTGCGAGCCATACGGGATATCTCGCGGGCTTCGAGACGGCAAACAAGCTCACCCGCGTGCTCCGCTACACTTTCACGACGCCTGCGGACGGCGTAAGCAAGCTGAGCTTCACGGGGGCACATCTGGCGCACAGTGCGTCGTACTCGTGGGGCGGGCTTAACTGGTACGCCACCACGTCACCGACGTCACACGTAAACGCGGGCGCAGGCTCCGCGAGCTGCGGGACGCTGACGATCACCGGCAACGGCAAGGACTACGACATCTCCGCGGCGGAAGCGGCGGTCAACCTCCCTGCGAACACGGAAGCCTACATATATATATTCCCCAACAACGCGAATTACTTTTTGTGGAATTTTGCGAACGTCGCAACCCTGAACATAACGACGGCGGCGGGCAGCTCGACGATCGCGGCGATAACGCAGACGGTCGAGACGCTGGGGACACTGACGGTGAGCCTTAACAAGGCGGTGGACGCGTTCCGCCACAGGCTGACGGTGACGGCGGGCGGCAAGACGCTGTACACGTCGGAGCTGTTCGACGCCTCGCACAGCGTGATTGTGCCGAGATCGTGGTTTGACAGCTTCCCGAGCGCTACGACGATATCTGCCACGGCTACGGTGACGACGTACAACGGCGACACGGCAGTGGGCACGGCGAGCGCGGCGGTGACGATAACGGCAGACGACGGCATGAGGCCGCAGATATCCGAGGGTTGGGCAACGGCTGCACCGCACAACATCGGCGCAGTGGCAGGGCTGACGGGCTACATCGCGGGCTATTCACAAGCGGAGATAAGCTTCGACGCCGCCAAACTGACACAGGCGGCGGGGGCTGCGCTTGCAAGCGTCACAGTGACGTGCAGCGGCGCCGTGGTCACTGCGGCACCTTACAGGACGCCCATTCTCCTCGGCGCGGCTGACGTAGTGTGTGCGGCGACAGACAGCAGAGGCCGGATGGCGACGCAGACGATCCGCATCGAGCCGATGGCATATGCGCCGCCTACGCTGAGTCAGGTGCAGATACTTCGCTGCACGGCGGCGGGCGTGGAGGCCGAGGACGGCAACTACTACAGCGCAAAGGCGACGGCGACATTCAGCGCGCTCGGCGGGCAGAACGCTCTGACGCTGACGGCGGCGCACAAGATACAGGGCGGCGTATACGGCGCAGAGACGCCGCTCACGTCCGGCGAGGCGGCGATCATCGGCACGATATCCCCCGACAGCACGTATCAGGTGCGAATAACGGCAACGGACGCGCTCGGCAATACGGCGGTGACGGTGACGTCCCTGCCGACGCGGCAATGGGCGCTGAAATTCCGCGCGGACGGACTCGGTGCGGCTTTTGGAAAAGCGCCGGAGCACGACAAGGCGCTGGAGATCCCGGGGGACTGGACATTTAGAATAGGCGGCAACGCCTTGACGGCGGAGCTGCTGGCGGAGCTGCTTGCGAGCCTGGCGGCGGACATAGCGCACCCGGTCGGGATGTATGTGTGGCTGGCGGCGGAGACAGACCCGGCGACGCTATGGGGCGGCACATGGGAAAGGCAGCCCGAGGGGCTGACGCTGGTCTCGGCGGGTGACAACTACCCGCTGAACTCCACCGGCGGCGAAGCAACCCACACACTGACAATAGCTGAAATGCCTTATCACCAGCACCAAATGGTAAACGGCAATAATGGTGGTTATGATTATAGTGGATGGACAAAATCAACTATTGTGCTTAGTGATGCAACAAAAGGTTGGGCAGGTAATGCTAATACAAGCTATGTCGGCGACAGCGCCGCTCACAATAACATGATGCCATACAAAGCGGCCTACTGTTGGCTGCGGACGGCCTGAAAGGAGATAATATGGCTACTTACGACGAGGAACGCAAGAGACAGGAGCAGGCCGCGATGAGCGGCACACAGCAGCAGAATACGCAGCAGCCCGCACAGCAGCCGGACAACACGCAGTATCAGGCGACTATGCAGGCACTTGAGGGCGCGAAGACGCAGGCTCCCGTGTACGGCGGGCAGTATGACCAGCAGATACAGGATATATACCAGCAGATAGTCAACCGCAAGAAGTTCAGCTATGACGCAGCGGCAGACCCGCTTTTCCAGCAGTACAAGCAGCAGTACACCCAGCAGGGGCAGCAGGCAATGCGCGACACGATGGGGCAGGCGGCGGCGCTCACCGGCGGCTACGGCAGCAGCTACGGGCAGGCTGTGGGGCAACAGCAGTATGACGCGTACCTTCAGCGGCTCGGCGAGGTGCTGCCGGAGACTTACAGCATGGCTCTCAATCAGTACAACGCCGAGGGCGACGCGCTCACGAACCAGTACGCGATGCTCAACGACATGGCGGCGACCGACTACAACCGCTACCGCGACCAGCTCGGCGACTGGCAGTACAACGAAGCGCTCAGGCGGCAGGACGAGGAGACGGCATACGGCAGGCAGCAGGACGCATACAACAAGCTGCTGTACTTCATCAACAACACCGGCTACTCTCCCACCGACGACGAACTGACGGCGGCAGGGCTGACACGCGATCAGGCGGACAAGCTGCTCTATATGTGGCAGCTGCAAAACGCGGGCGCAAGCGGTTCCGGCAGCGGCGGCGGGGGCGGCTCGGGCAGGAGCGGGAGCACGGGAGGAAACGGCAGGGCGGACGTTGACGCGACAACGCTTGCCGGCATGAAACAGACGATATACAACCTCTACAAATATTACGGCAAGGACGCGGCAGCGGACAGGCTCGACCAGTACGCAGGCCAGCTCAACGACGCGCAGTACGCGCAGCTTGTTCAGCAGGCGCAGGAGCTGATGAACGGCGCGGGGCAGGCAAAGAAAACCCCAACAATAAAAAAGCCGGGGCAGAAAAAGAAGAGCGGCGGCAGCGGCGGCTCCGGCAGACAGAGCACGGCGGCAACAAGATGAAAACGGAGGCGGAGCATGGCTTACAATCCTTTCCGAGACGGCAAGCAGACGCAGAGCACGCAGACCGGGCGAGTGAATCCGTTCCGGCAGACCAGCGCGGACAGAAGCGACAGAGAGCGCGTGATGCGCAACTGGCAGAGCGACGCGGAGCAGCACGGCATACTGAACAATCCCCAGTACACCGACGAGGGCAAAGCATATCAGCAGTATGCAAAGGAATACGCCCAGTACGGCAGCCAGTACCAGAGGCAACTGGTACAGGGCAAAACCGGACGGCAGTGGGCGGCTGACGTGAACAAGCGGCTTGAGGAGCTGCAGGCACAGCAGCGAGCCGCGAAAACCAAAAACAAGTTGAGCGGGGTCGAAGACCCCAGCCTGTGGGTGACTACGACGGAGCAGTACGACGCGCTTCCGGACGCCATGAGCGAATACAGGCAGCGCGAGGCAAACCGCAAGACGGACTCCGACGCGTATGACAAGCAGCTGGCTCGGCTCCTCAAAGAAAAAGAGTGGGCGGACTATTTCGCCGACGCCGGGCTGCGCGACGAGGCAGGCTACAAGGCCGGCAGTGCCAGGGGCAAGGCCGCGTATGAGAGCGCCGACGCTGCGACTGCGCGGAAGCGCATCGACGAGCTTGAACAGCGGCTGGTCGCTTTGAACCAGAACAGCGGCTGGGCAAGCACGGTGGAGCAGTCGGACGAGATCGAGCGTGAGCGGAACGCCATCCAGCAGGAGCTGGAATCTCTCGGCGCGGGCTACAGGAACGCGCAGCTTGCGGACGATACCATGAGCTGGCGCAACGGTGTCCGGGATAACTGGACGGATGAAGAGCGCAGCAACTTTTACTACCTCTACAACGACAACAAGGACGAGGCACAGGCTTATGCGCGGCGCATCAATGACAGATACGCTTATTCGGACGCGCAGGCGGAAAAGGAAAAGGTCGGCGAGTGGGCAAGTCAGAATTTCTGGACGGGCTTGGCTGGCACGGTGGCTTCCGTTGGGCTGACCATGACGTCTCTTGCCGACACACTTGACAGGGCGAACGAATATGCGGCGACCGGAGACGTCTCGGCCAAATCCGGCCTCACTCCCGCGGACATAGGCATGGCGATGACGTCCGCAATTGCCTCGTCGCTGAACGAGAAGAGCGGGACTATCAACGACAATGTGTGGGTCATCGGCGGCAAGGGCTTGGGCGACCTATACGAGACGGGGGTAAGCATCCTCAACTCCCTCGCATCTGTATACATGCTGGGCGGCGTGGGCACGTACGCCAACTTCTTCGGGCAGGCGAGCAAAACGGCCTACGAGGAGGGCATACAGCGCGGACTCAGCGTAGACAAGGCGCTGACCTACGGCTACGCAAGCGGTGTCGCCGAGGTCGCGGGCGAGATGTTCTCGATAGAGCATCTGATAAAAATGAAGAACCCCAGCTCGCTCAAGGGCATTATCAAGAACATCTTCGTCCAGGGCGGTATTGAGGCGAGCGAAGAGTCGGCCACGACGCTGATGAACACGATATCGGACGCAATAATAAACGGCGACAAGAGCGAGCTTGCGAGTAACTACTACGCGCTGATACAGGCGGGTTACAACCCTGCGGACGCTGAAAAGCTTGTAATAGCGGACTGGACTCAGGGTGTTATGTATGATGCCTTGGGCGGCTTTGTGAGCGGCGTTGCAAGCGCCGGCGTCCATAGCACCGTGCAGGGCAGCATGACATACAAGGGCGATGCGCAGGAGCTTATCGACTACGCCAAAAGCGAGGGCGCGGACACTGCAGCGGGCAAACGTGCGCAAAAATACGAAAAGCGCGTACAGAGCGGGAAGCGCATGACGAACTATCAGGCGGGGACGCTCACGGAGCTTGCGCAGGAGGCCGTGGTCTCGAAAGACCTCGATAACATCCGCGAGGCCGTCGGCAAGCGGCTTGCCGCGCTCGGCGAAAACAGCTCAGCGCTCACGGAAGCCGTTGTGCGGCAGGCGGTGCAGCAGGAGGCAAAGGCGGCGGACATCAGCGTCCCGAAGGTCACGGAGAAGCAGCGCGGCCTGATCCAGAACAGCAAGGCGGCAAAGCGCGTGCTTTCCGAGATGGACATCGGCAACATGCGCATGGAGACCGCGGCGGAGCTGAGCGGGCATGACGGCAGCCAGTATCAGCGCTCTAACGAGTGGGCACGGGATATCGGCACACGCATCATTGCACCCGGAGAATACGGTGTACGCAGCACCAACACCGTGACCGCAGAGGAAAAGCGGGCTGACGTGAAGGTCGGTGACGAGAGCGGCAAGGTCGTCGGCTTCAAGAACGGCATGGCGCGCGTCGAGGTCACGGAGAACGGCAAGAGTACCATCCGGGAGGTAAAGCCCGACGACGTGCAGCAGCTCCCCAGGCAGACGCGCAGGCTGTTTGACGAGATATCCCGCTATGACGGCGACACGCAGGCGGCAATGTACGCGGCGTATATGCCGGGGCAGGACATAGAAGCATACGTGCAGGCGGCGGACACTGCGATGAACCTCTACGGCGCGCAGACCAAAGCAACACTTGAGCAGGCGCGCAGTTTCGGAAAGGCGACCTTCCGGATGCTGAGCGACGCCCAGCTCGACGCGCTGATGCAGGCAGGGCGCAAGCTCGCGGATCAGCGGAAAGCGGCGGCGGAGCGCACCGGCGAGAGCAAGGGCGAGGTCAAGCAGGGCAAGGTGTCCTACGACGGCGGCGAGGCCGACGGGCGCAAGCTCAAAGCCCCAAGCAAGGAAGCGATAGACCGCATGAGCGACGCCGAGAAGACCCTCGCGGAGGCGCTGACGGCTACGGGCGTAAACGTTGTGTTCTACGAGAGCGAGGCAAACGCCGAGGGCAGATACAGCGGCGCGCAGGGCATGTACTACAACGGCACGGTTTACCTCGATGTGAACGCAGGCATGAACAGCGTGGAGAGCGGGCAGCGGACGATAGTTCTGACGGCGGCGCACGAAATGACGCACTTCATTCGCGAGAACAGCGAGGCCGGATATATAGCGCTGCGCGAGTTCATAACCGACAGGCTCATGCAGCAGGGACTGGATATCGAAGAGCTTGTCACGCAGAAGCGCGCAAGAGAGAGCCGCGAACTGAGCTACGACGAGGCCGTGGAGGAGGTAATAGCCGACGCGTGCGAGACGGTTCTGACGGAGCCGACGGCAATAAGGCAGCTTGCAAGCGATAATATGCCTCTGGCAAAGAAGATACGCAAGTGGCTGAATGATTTCTTCAGGAAAATCAAAAGCGCGTTTGCGGGGCTTGAAGCCGTCCACGACGAGGCCAAGGCAATGACCGACTACATGGACGAGCTGCGGGCAATGTGGGACGACGCACTCTCTGACGCCGTGCGGAACAGGGCAAACAAAAACGCCGCCGAAAACGGCGACGGGGCGGCGCGGTATTCTTTGCGCCCTGTAGCCCCTGTTCAGCCTACGTCGGATACGTGGCAGAGATCAAAGTCTACCGCAGAGGCAAAGCGGATATTCCCGGATATGTGGAACGTAGCAGCAGATAAAAGCGAGAAGCGAAACCCGACTCAAATAGCCTCTACCGTGGGAACATATCGAAATATATTCAATATCCTTAAAGACCAGGGGTTTGACGGAACAATTCTTGACGCGAGCAGCGGTCTCGGCATCGGCACTGAGACAGGCAGGAAGGAGTTCGGATTTAAGGTTGAGGATATTGAGCCATTCCCCGGCGAGGGATACAATCCGATGTATAGGGATTATTCGGCGCTTGACAAGCAGTATGATGCTATAATAAGCAGTGCGGTGCTCAATGTTTTACCTCAAGACCAGCGAGATGCGCTTGTCTCAAAAATGGGGCAGCTCCTCAAGCCCGGCGGAAAAATGTATATCACGACACGCGGCAAGGACGTTGATACGCTTGCAAAGAGCGGCAAAAACATACGCCTCGGGGACATGGAATGGATTGAGACGGTCAAGGGCAGTTATCAGAAGGGCTTTACCAATCCGGAACTCGTCGCATATCTGAGGGACGCGCTTGGAGACGGTTTTGACGTTGTTCCGGCAAGCAAGGCGACCGGCGGCAGATTTAATAACAACACCAGCGTTGTAGTGACAAAGCGAGAAAATTCGGCTAAGTATTCTATTCGTGAAGATGCTCCGGCGGAGATACACAAAGCCGTAACAGACAAAAACTATGGCGGCGACATCCGACTGACAGACACTACCCCGAGTATAATGCTTGCTCACAAGGGCGTGCGGAATCTTCCGATGCTTATGAAGGCTTCTCATATCCGCGAGAACATCCTTACGAAGCAGGAAGCGGCAGAACTCGGCCTGAACACAAGCCCCCCCATAAACTATCACGGACTTGGAGAGGCGCTTTTTAAGAAGGTAATCGAGAGCCTTGACGATATTGATGTCGCATATCGCGGTACGCCGCGGGCAAACGACCCAAGCCGGCGCGAGAACAGTTTTCTTTTGCTTTCGTCGGTGAAAGACGGCGACGGGAACACCATCGTCGTGCCGGTCTACATCAATGAGATGGGCAGCTATAACAGGGTGTTCATGCGGACAAACAAAATCGCCTCGGTTTACGGCAAGAGCGGCTTGAGCGATTATATCAAAAGAGAAGTTGCAAAGGGGAATCTTGTACGCATAAAAAAAAGAAGCCCCGCCAACAGTGAATCCCCGGCTCCAATTGCCGTCGATTATAATGGTGTCACTTCTCAGGCAAAGGCGGCAGATCAGACTGCGATGGCCTTTGGTAATATTAGTATACGCTCCTCTTCCGAAAATAGCAATACCAAAATTAAAAAATCTGAGAGAGAAATTGCGCAGGAGCGCGGCAAGCGTCGGGCGGAGATATACTCGGAGCTGCAGAGGCTCAAGGACGAGCGCAGCCGCCTACTTGAGCAGGACGCTGACTATGCAGCAGCTCAGGAAAAGCGACGCTATGCACAGACTTTCGCAGAGCGGGTAGAGGCGACACGCGCTATCAATGCGGCAAAAGCCAAGATTGATACAGCAGAGCTTGACGAGAGGATACAGGCGCTCCAAGATGAGCGTTCTGCCATTGACGAAGCGGAACGTGCAGAATACAACGCCGAAAAAGAAAAGTACAGCGGAACAAAAACGCGCGGATATGCTGAACTGCCGGACACAAGAACCGCAGAGCTTGACGAGAAATACAATGACGCGGTCAAGCGCGGCAACAAAAAAGAGACACAGGCTCTTGTACTTGAGGCGGCGGAGCGTGCTATGCCGGCTTCGGTTGTCCGAGATAAGGGCGGCAAGCTGCTGCCGGTGTATCACTGGACAAATGCAAGCTTCAACTCCTTTGACCGCAGTTATGCCAGAACCGGCAACGAGATGGACGGTTTCTTCTTTGCCCCGGATGCAGAGTCTACGCGCGAATACGGAAATAACGCCGTGCGAGCTTATTTGAACATCACAAATCCCGCGTATGACCCATATCTTGACCGCACACACGAGGACTCCGGTACGCTGCTGAGAGAACGGCTTGCATATGAGGGCTATGATGGAGTCATTCGCACGGAAAACGGCAAGATAGTTGAGTACATGGCATTTGACCCGGAGCAGATAAAATCCGCTGAGCCTGTCGTGTATGACGATAACGGCAAGGTCATCCCCCTGTCGGAGCGCTTTAATTCAAAAAGCCGAGATGTCCGCTATAGTAACCGCGACGTTGATTTGACTGCAAAATATCCGCAGCTCAACCTCAACGAGGACATATCGGAGCTTGACGGCGTACCCGCAATAGAGCTTATCGACGGCAGCGTTCTGCCGATAACCGAGCGCGACGGCAGATACCCGACGCACGTATCCTTCATAGAAGCGAACCGCATAGACGTTGACGACCTCAAGAGCGGCGGCTGGATAGGCAACGGCGTATATGACCCGTCTTTCACCAGCGACACGCAGCGCTATATAGAGCGGCAGCAGGCGAGAAAACGCGTGGCGGAGCTGACGGGCAAGCAGTATGAGCAGTTCAGGTATTCCATGCGCGACGATGCCATGACCGACAGGGAACTTCTCGCGAGGGCGCTTGACAGCGTAGCGGCGACGGAAAGCGAAAGAAAGCTTCTTGCGCAGTACCGCACCGAATTTGACCGGTATCAGGAGCTATACGACAAGCTGGACGATGCGCAGATAGAATACAGCGCGGCGCGGCGGGCGGTAGACGACGCATACGCTCAGGCCAAGCGCAGCAAGCTCACCGCAGAGGAACGCCGCAGAACAGAAAGCGCATGGCGCGAAAGAATAGGCGCGCTCAAGGAAACGCAGCAGGAGACACGGGAGGCGCGCGACAAGCTGCTGAAAGAGGTGGACGCGCAGGACAGAAAGCTTCTCAAACTGCGCGCGATGAACCCAGTGAAAGACATGCTTTCCCGCGCAAGGGCAGATTTGCGCGAGACTATCAAGGCAAGGCAGAGCAAAACCGACACAAGGGCAAAAGTGCGCGATATGGCGAAAAAACTCAGCGACCTGCTCCTCAAGGAATCGAAAGAGAAACACGTGCTCCTTGAGCTTCAGAAGCCCGTGGCTGAGGTTCTGGACATGCTCAACCTCGACACCGTCAATGCGGCGGAGCGCGTCGCCAAATACGACGCGGCCATAGCAAAGACGACAGACCCGGAGATGAAGCGCGAGCTTGCGGAGACCCGCGACAGAATACAGGCGCAGGGCGACAGACTCAAGACTCGGCTGGACGCGCTGCACACGGCTTATCAGGCAATCGCAAACTCTGCCGACCCGACGGTGGCGAACGGCTACGACGAGAACATAGCCGCGAAAATGCAGGAGGTCTCGCAGCTCGTAGGAGATACGCCGCTTGTGAAAATGACGCAGGAACAGCTCGACGCGGTACACGATCTGCTCAAGATGACCTATACCGTCGTATCGAAAGCGAACAAGGCGTTTGTGCTGAACCAGAAAGCGGGCATTGAGGAGAGGGCGCAGGCAGAGATCGACAGGCTCTCCGCAACAGAGGGGGCAGACCTCGGGCTCAAGCCGGTGCAGTTTGCGAAGAGACAGTTCTGGTCAATGCTCAAGCCCGGCGAAATATTCCACAAAGTGGGCGGCGAGCTTGAGCAGGCTTACAACGAGGTACGCAAGGGTGAAGATGTCAGAGCACGGGACGTTGTAACGGCGCGCTCGTTCTTCCTGCAGGCGGCCGAAAAGCACGGATACTTCTCTTGGGCGCTTGAGGAAAAGCACGATTTCGTCTCGGCTCAGGGCAGACCGTTCAGTCTGTCGCTTGATGACATGATGTCCGTTTACGCTACCAGCCGGCGCGAGCAGGGCAAGAAACATCTTGAGACGGGCGGCATAGTGTTCGGCAAGAACGGAAAGATAAAGGTCAAGAAAAAGGGCGTCACGCTGACGATGTCGCAGATCAAGGCGCGGGCATACACGCTCGACGAACAGGTGCTCGACGAGATCATAGGCAAGCTCACGCCGGAGCAAAAGGCTTTCGTAGAGGAGATGGAAAACTGGCTTTCCACGAAGCCTGCCGAATGGGGCAACGAGGTATCGCGCGAGCTGTACGGTATAAACCTATTCAAGGAGAAGGTCTACTGGCCTATCAAGAGCGCGTCGGAGTACCTGCAAAGCCGGAGCGGCGACAGCGACAATATAAAAATCAAGAACAGCGGCTTTACGCGCAGCACGGTCGAGAAAGCCAACAACCCGATATACATAGGCGGCTTTGTGGACACATGGAGCCAGCACGTATATGAGATGGCGACGTATCACGGCTTCACGCTGCCACTTGAGGACTTCACGAGAATATTCAACTACGCGACCAGCGCGAGCGACATAGAAAACGGCGCGAACTCTGTCAAGGCGATGCTTACAAACGCGTTCGGCTCGGAAGCGCCGGTGCAGCAAATAGAACTCCTGCTCAAGGATGTGAACGGCAGCGCGCGGTCTGACCCAACGACGGAGCTGATGAACAAGGGGCTTGCGTTTATGAAGAAGTACGCGGTCGCCGGTTCGCTGTCGGTATCAATTCAGCAGCCCTCGGCAATAGCCAGAGCAACGGCATATATCGACCCGAAGTATTTCGCCGGGGAGAAGATAACCGCCGAGAAGCACAAGGAGCTGTGGGAGCACATAAAGAAGTACGCCCCCGTGGCCGCCATAAAGGAAATAGGCTATTTTGATCAGGGATTGGGCAGAAGCGCCCGCGAGTGGATGACCGCGCGGGAATATGACGGACTTGCGGAAAAGGCGAAGGGCCTCGTGACTGACAGCAACTACCGGAGCGACGTTATTATGGCGCTTCCGGGGCTGATGGACGAATTGACATGGTGCTCCATCTGGCAGGCGGTTGAGCGCGAAGTAGCGGACACGACAAACCTCAAAACCGGAAGCGAGGAATTCAACAAGCGAGTCGGCGACAGGTTCACGCAGATCATAACGGAGACGCAGGTCTACGACTCCGTGTTCTCCCGAAGCGCGATGATGCGGTCGAAGGACGTCGGCGTCAAGATGGCGACGGCGTTCATGGCGGAGCCGCTGACGAACGTCAGCATGGTGGTTGACGCGATAGACGACTTCCGAAACGGGCGGAAGGCGCTCGGAGTGCGAAAGCTAGGTTCTGTTGTTGCTTCCATGCTTCTCAACAGCATACTCGTGTCGTTCGTTTATGCGGCGCGCAACGACGATGACGACAAGAGCTACATCGAAAAATATATAGCTGCGCTGACCGGGGAGCTGAAAGACGGATTCAACCCGCTGACGTATATCCCCTATATCAAGGACGTTGTGTCGATAGTTCAGGGCTACGACGTGGAGCGCAACGACATGACCATGATTGCCGACCTCTGGAATGCGTACACCTCGCTGAAGAGCGACAAGAAGTCCACGTACAGAAAAATTGAGGACTTCGCGGGGCGCATTGCGCAGATATTCGGCCTTCCGCTCAAAAACGTGATGCGAGATATGCGGGCGGCCTACTACACATACGACACCATCGCAAATGGCGAAGAGACGACGTGGCAGGGCGCGCTTCAGGCGGTTGCCGAGGGATGGACAGGAGAAAGCCCCTCAAACTCTGAGCAGCTTTACGACGCGCTGGTGAGCGGGAACGTGAAACAGGCAGACAGGGTAAAGGCGCGGTTTGAGGACGAGAGCGCCGCTCAGGCCGCGGTGAAGAAGGTCATCCGCGAGAAATACGCGCCGACAGACGGCGGGAAGCAGAGCATAGACAAGCAGACCGCTATAAAGCAGCTGCAGGACTACGCCGGAATGAGCAAGCAGGAGGCGGAAAAACAGGTAGCCAAGTGGACGGTCTCTCTAGCGTACGGCTTCGAGTACGGCGACACCAAAGATGAGTACCTTAACGGCAACATAACCATAGACAAGGCGAAGCGCGTGCTTATGGGAGCCGGAGCGACGGACATGGAGGCGGACGCCAAGACGCTGCAGTGGAAGTTTGAGAAGGACACCGGCATAGCCTACGACGATATGTCTGACGCATACGTGAGCGGGGATATCTCGCGGAGCGATGCGGTGAACTACCTCGTCAAGTACGGCAAAACATACAGGGCGGATGCGGAAGCGACGGTTCAGCAGTGGCAGTGCGAGAAGGACACGGGCTTCAAGTACAGCGAACTGAAGGATCTGTATGTTGCGGGGACAATATCGGCGGATCGCGCGGCGGCGCTGCGGAGCAAATACGGCGGAGCCTCAGAGGACGACGCAAAGTCAACCGTGCTGCAGTGGCAGTGTGTCAAGGATACCGGCATTGAATACTCGGATATCCGCAAGGCGTACGAGGAGAAACGCGTCTCCGGTGAGGCCGTTGAAAACATGCTGATGAAGTACGGCGGCAAGAGCAAGGACGACGCCGCTGCCAGACGCGAGAAATACGACTTCACCATCGCAAACCCCGGAACCGAGGACATATCCGATGCGGCGGTGCAGAAGTACAACGAGTCCGTAGCGGCGGCAGGCATAAGCGGGAAAGATTATTACACATCGTGGCAGATGTACAACCGCACCGAGTCGGACTACGATGAAAACGGCAAGCCGATAAGCTACTCAAAGCTTTACAAGATTGCGGCGTACATCGACAGTCTGAACCTGACCAATGCGCAGAAAGACGCGATGTTCTGCGCGTTCTATACCGCGCGGAACCTGCGGCGAACCCCGTGGCACTAATACGCGGACACACTGGGAGAAATCCCAGTGTGTTTTTATATTTTTTGAAAAATTTTCGCGTTTTGGGGTTAGAGAAATGAGAGCGGGATTTGTTATCATAAAGCTAAGAGTCGTGGGCTTAACCCAGAGAATAAACAAGGAGGCATCCTATGCACACAAAATTTGACTTCGACCTCCAGCTTTTTGCCGAGGGCGGCGCACCCGCAGGCGAGGGCGGAGGAGAAGCAACGGGCGAAAGTACTGCCGACGCCGGGCAGAGTTTTGAAGCAAGACTTGAGGCCTTGAACGTACCCAAAAGCAAGATAAGAAAGGGCGCATACAAGAATGCCCCGACACCCGCGGCGCCTGCACAGCAGGAGGAGCCGCACGAGAAGGAGCCGGAGCAGGAAGAAAGCGGAGCCGCCGTCCGCAAAAGCTGGGATGAGGTCAAGGCAGAGTACAAGGCGGAATTTGACGCAGAGATGCAGGGCACGATCAAAAGACGGCTGAAGAACAGCGACGCAGAGCTTGAGACATTGCGCGCGAAGGAAGCCGCGGCCGCGCCGCTGTATGACTATCTGGCCAGCCGCTACGGACTCGACGCCGCTAACCTGAACGTGGAGGAGCTTATACAGAAGTTCCGCGAAGACGATGCCATGTTCGAGGAGGACGCGGCGAGACTGGGGACAGACGCAGGCACGGCCAAAAAAATGATTCTGGCCGAACAGGACGGCAAGCGCAAGGCACGCGAAGATGAAGCCAACCGGCAGGCACGGCAGAAGGAGCTGGAGGACGCATTCAAGCGTCAGCAGGCTTCCAGTCATTTCGACGAGCTGCGCAGGCAGGGCGAGGAGCTGAAGAAAGAGTTTTCGGACTTCGACCTTGCGGCAGCGATGAGCGACGAAGCGTTCGTGAAATTCACGCAGCCGGGGAGCAACATAAGCGTACGCGCGGCGTATCTGGCACTGCATCCGGAGGTGCAGGAGCAGCGCGTGCAGCAGGCAGCAGCAAAGGCAACGGAGGCCGTTTCCGCTTCGGTCGCCGCCAACAGGGCGAGGCCGAGGGAGAACGGCAGTCAGGCCGCCACGCTTGCGACAAACGACCCCAGAAACATGACGAAAGAGGAACGCGCGGCACTGCGTAAGAGAATTTACGCTGCCGCCTACAACGGGGAAAAGCTCCCGTTAGGAGGCTGACCCCATGAGATGAAAGGAAATATATGAACAAGTTTTTTAACCTTCAGTTTTTTGCCGACGCGGGTACGCTTGTAAACGCTACCGGCAACTATGTCAACGCGGGCACCGGCACGCCCACCGCGTTTGACGGCACCCACACCCTCGCACCCGAACTCAAGGCGTTCTACGACACTGAGCTTCTCGAAAACGCCCGCGTAGAACAGTTCTACGCGCAGTTCGGCAAGAAGCAGCCGCTCCCCAAGAACCACAAGGGGCAGGTCGAGTGGCGCAAGTGGAACACCTTCGAGAAGGCCTCGAAGCTGACCGAGGGCGTTATCCCCACCGGCCAGAAGTTCGGCGTCAGCTCGCTGACCGGCAGCATCGACCAGTACGGCACTTACACCTCCATCACCGACAAGCTGGAGCTGCGTGCCTACGACGACGTCATCCTCGGCGCGACCGAGGAGATGGGCGCTTCCGCCGCAGAGACGCAGGAGAAGCTGATCCGCGACGCGCTGCTCGTCGGCACCAACGTCCTCTACTGCGACAACATCGACAAGGACACCGGCGCGGTCATCGGCACTCCGACCAGCTGTGCGACTATGGGCGCAGGCGGCAGCACTGCCAGCGGCGGCGGCTCCACTCCTGACGGCTGGGCGCTGCTTACCCCCGCGATGATCAACAAGGCCGTGACCATAATGAAGAAGAACCGCGTCCCGCGCATCAACGGGCGCTACTACGCCGTCATTCACCCGTCCGTTGCGCATGACCTGCGCGAGAGCGAAGGCTGGATCGAGGCGCACAAGTACGCCGCACCCGAAGAGCTGTTCAACGGCGAGATCGGCGAGCTGCACGGCGTACGCTTCATCGAGGACGCGTTCGCCCCTGTTCTCGGTGGCACCACCTACAAGAACAAGTCCGAGGGCGTGACCTACGCGACCTACTTCTTCGGCAAGGACTCCTTCGGTATCATCGACCCGGAGGGCGGCGCGCTGGAGATGATAGTCCACGACAAGGACGAGATCGGCGGGCCGCTGAACCAGTTCAGCACCATCGGCTACAAGTTCGAGACGAACGGCGCGACTATCCTCTATCAGGAGCGCATGCTCCGCGTGATGAGCGTGTCCACCTTCTCCGCAACTGACGCGGCCAACTGACAACAAACCGGCGGGGACATTCCCCGCCGGAACCTGAAAGGAGATTAACATGGCAAAGAACACCGACATGGTTGAAGTAACCATACCGAGAGGCAGCGACAGGGGCGACCCGAACCTCTTCGTAGCTGTCAACGGCGTCAATTATATCCTGCCGCGCGGCAAGAAAAGCACCGTCCCGAAGTTCGTCGCGGACGAGATAAAGCGCAGTCAGGAAGCAGAAGACAAGTTCTACGAGACCAGAGACGATCTGAAACAGGAACTTCCGAAATTCTAACAGGCGGGCGGCAAACCCGCCTGTTTTAGGAGATACACATGACCGTACTTGAAATAATAAATAGGGCGGACACGCTTGAGCCGAACGCATATTCGGCGGACGAGAAAATACGCTGGCTGTCAAACCTCGACGGGAAAATCTTCGAGGAGGTCATAAAGACCCACGAGGGCAGCGCAGAGAGCTTCACCCCGTACAGCACAGGCGACGAGGAGCTGCTGCTCGCAGAGCCGTACGGCGAGGACGTGTACACCCATTACATCGCGGCGATGATCGCGGCGGGAAACTCTGAGGCGAGCCGGTATAATCAGCAGATAGCGATGTACAACGCGAACTACGGGCAGTGGTTCAACTGGTACAACCGGACGCACAGGCCGCTGCCGAAAAGCAAACGTTTCGTGTTCTGAGGTAAATAGTATGCCGACATTCCCATATTTGGACGCGCAGGCCACACAGCGCGACACGACAGATTCGTTTTACGGCTACAATCACCAGACGAAGATAGGCAAAGGCGAATTCTACGAGACCCGGAACCTGAGCACAGACCACACGCCGATGCTTGCGCCGCGCAGGCCGCGCGGGATTACTGAAGTGAGCGGGGAGCTGCAAGGGATAATAGAGAAAGACGCGCTCGCGTACGTTGCGGGCGGAACGCTCTACTACAACGGCACTGCGACGCCCGTGACGGGGCTTGCAAGCGGCTCAAAGCAGCTCGTAAGCATGGGGGCATATATAATCATATTTCCGGACAAGGTCTACTACAACACCGCAGACGGCGCAGACTACGGCAGCATAGAGGCGACGTTCAGCACGACCGGAAGCGTAAGTTATGCGCTGTGCCGCGCCGACGGCGACGAGTATACCACACCGACGGTATCGGCAACGGAGCCGGACAACCCGCAGAATCTTGACCTGTGGATAGACACAAGCTCCACGCCGCACGTGCTGCGGCAGTATGGCAGCGCGGCGGGAACGTGGGCGGAGATCGTGACGGTGTACACCAAGCTGACGTTCTCCACGCAGGGGCAGATACCGGCGCTGTTCACGAAATACGACGGCGTGACCATCAGCGGCGCAAGCTTCGCCGACGCGAACGGGGACAAGATTATCTATGCCGTCGGCGGCGAGGCAGACAAGGCGGCGGACTATATCGTCGTCGTGGGGCTGCTTGAGCAGGCATACAGCGACGAGACGAGCAATATCACGATCAAGCGCAGTGTGCCGCAGATGGACTATGTCTGCGAATGCCAGAACCGGCTATGGGGCTGTTATTACGGCAACGACGGCACGCAGAACCTCAACGAGCTTTACTGCTGCGCACTCGGCGACTTCAAGAACTGGCGGCAGTATCTCGGCCTCAGCACAGACAGCTGGACGGCTTCCGTCGGCTCGGACGGAGTATGGACGGGATGCGTCAACTATCTGGGCAGCCCACTGTTCTTTAAGGAAAACCGAATACACCGCATAACCGTGTCTTCAACGGGGGCGCACAGAGTAGCGGAGACTGTAGCACGAGGCGTCCAGCGCGGGAGCGGCCGGAGCCTTGCGGTCGTCAACGAGACGCTGTACTACAAGTCCCGCGAGGACATATGCGCGTATCAGGGTGGCTTCCCCACGGGCGTAAGCGAGGCGCTTGGGCAGGAGCTGTACAGCGATGCGGCGGCCGGAGCCGTGGGCAGCAAGTACTACATTTCCATGAAGGACAAGGCCGGAGGCTGGCATCTGTTCTGCTTCGACATCTCGAAAACGCTGTGGATGCACGAAGACGAGCTGCACGGCGAAGCTTTCGCGCGCGTGGATGACGAACTGTACTGCATTGCCGGCGGGAATCTTGTCGGCCTGCTGGGCTACGGCGGAACGCGTGAGGCGGACGTCAGCTGGGAAGCGGTCAGCGGGATTATGTACTATGAGTACCCCGGCAATAAATACATATCGCGCTATGACATCCGGCTGAACATGGCGAAGGGCGCAAAGTTCGAGGTCTACATCGAATACGACAGCACAGGCGTGTGGCAGCGCGGCGGAAGCGCGACGGCGTACAGGGAGGGCACGACAAGCTATATGTTCCCGATACGTCCGCGCCGCTGTGACCATATGAGGCTCAAGCTGTGCGGCACCGGAGAGAGCCGAGTGTTCTCAATCGCGCGAATCCTGGAGATAGGGAGCGACTACCGATGAGCGTTTTTGATATGCCCCCGATCTTGCAGGGGACGCCTGAGCAGCAAATCTCGGCGCTGCGGAACTTCCTCGTGCGGCTCGCAGACAACTTGCAGGCCGAGTTTGGCGACGACAAGATCAACGAGGCGGTAAAGCAGGCAACCACCGCCGCCGCGGCAGGAACCGGGAGCGCGGCAAAAGCGGAGATCGACAAGAACGCGCAGAATCTGCGGCAGCTTATCACAAAGACGGCTGACAGCATTTACAGCTACGTCGACCAGATAACGCAGAATCTGTCCTCTGTATACGTTGCCAAAAGCGAGTTCGGCACGTATCAGGAGACGGTAAACACAACGATACAGCAGACGGCGAAGCAGACCGTCGAGAGCTATGATTTCCAGAGCCAGATCGACGCGGTGAATTCCCGCGCGGACAGCACGGACAGATTCGTGTCGACCATACGCGGGGAGATACGGCGCGGGCTTATCACCGACCCCGAAACCGGCGAAACGCAGATGGGTATTGCAATAAGCGAAAACCTCACGTTCACGGGCGAGACCGAGGAAGAAAACGGTCTGACGTATTATAAGCTTGCGCCGGGGCAAACGCTTGGCCTGTACACCGCGACCGGCTGGCAGTTCTGGATAAACGGCTCCAAGCGAGGCTGGTTTGACAGCGAGGACGGGATGCTGCACGTTGCGAACATCGTCGTCGAGGACAAGCTCCAGATCGGCGACGGATGGCTTATGACTACGACCGGAGGCTTCGGCCTCCGCTACACAGGAGGATAATATGAACAAGACAGCAATGCTCTCGCAACCAATGGCGGGGAAGAGCGAAGCAGAAATCGCGGCGACCCGTGAGCACGCTATAAAAGCGCTGGAAGGTATGGGATATACGGTAATCAACACGTTGTTTACCGACGCGTGGTATAGCGAGGAAGCAATGTCAAAACGCGGCGTTGTCAACCGCCCACTGACCTTCTTTGCAAAGTCGGTAGAAAACATGACGCTTTGTAATGCTGTATACTTTTGCAAAGGCTGGGAGTCCACTCGCGGCTGCAAACTGGAACACGCTATTGCCGAAGCATACGGGCTTGAGATTATCTACGAGGAGGACTGAAACATGTCAAGTGCTAATATGGCAACCAATTATGCAATGATCTCTCAGCCGATGCGAGGCTTGTCAGAAGAGGAAATAGAACGAACCCGCGATGCCGCGATACGCAATCTCCAAGCTCGAGGATATCAGGTGCTGAATACTCTGTTCGCTCCTGATGAACTTCCCGGTCCTCTTGGGGGACAGATTCCTATCCGCTTTCTGAGCAAGTCTATTGCAACGATGTCACGCTGTTCAGCGGTCTATTTCTGCAAGGGCTGGGAAAATGCACGCGGATGTCGCATAGAGCATGCTGTAGCCACTGAATATGGCATTCATATACTCTATGAAGATGACGAGGAGATGAACGGCTATGTCCAAAACTAATACCGGCTTAGTTGAGTATGCAAAAGCACAGTTGGGCAAACCCTACTGGTGGGGCACTTTCGGGCAGACGGCCTCGGCGGCGCTGCTCGCGCAGAAGCGGACGCAGTACCCCGGCTATTACACGGCGGACGACTTCGAATCGCAGTTCGGGCAGAAGGTACACGATTGCGTCGGCCTCATCAAGGGCTATCGCTGGTGCGATACTCCGGACAGCGAGCCTGCATACAAATCAGTGCAGGACGTCGCAGTAAGTGGACTGTATATGTCCTGCCCCGAAAGCGGCAGCATCGACACCATGCCTGACATACCGGGCGTATGCGTGTTTATGCGCGACATGTCCCACGTCGGCGTTTACGTCGGCGGCGGCTACGTCGTAGAGGCAACTGGCCACGCGCGCGGTGTGGTCAAGACCAAGCTTGCGGGGCGCGGCTGGGGGCTGTGGGGTAAGCCCCGCTGGATAAGCTACGAGGCTGCTGCCACTTCAACGCAGCCCGCACAGACCACCACGCAGTCGGCCACCTCGGCGCTTACCGTCACCGGTCTGCCGCTGCTGCGCTACGGTGACAAGGGCGAGTGCGTCCGCTCGGCGCAGCTGCTCCTCATCGGGCGCGGCTACTCCTGCGGCTGGTGCGGCGCTGACGGCGAGATAGGGCAGGACACCTATAATGCAATCATCGCTTTTCAGCGGGCATCCGGCTTGCAGCAGGACGGCATCATAGGCGCTCAAACTTGGGCGCGGCTGATAGGAGGTTAAGGCATGGCATTTACCCTAGAAGACTTGGCCGTAAAATACGCGGAAATGGAAGCGCGGGGCAAGTCCAACACACACAGGCTCGACACACTTGAGAAAAATCAAAAGGCGCTTAACGAGCTGACCACGTCCGTCAAGGTGCTCGCCACTGAGCAGGGCACCATGAAGACGGACATAGGCGAGATCAAAACCGGTCTCAAAACGCTTACGGACAAACCCGCCAAGCGCTGGGAGGCCATCGTAGATAAGACGATATGGCTGGTGGCCGGTGCGCTTATTGCGTTTGTGCTGGCACAGCTTGGACTTTGAAAGGGGGTGAAAATATGGACTTTGGTATCGCATCCGTAGCAGCCATAACCGTGATCTGCTATCTGGTGGGTCAGGCCGTCAAGGCATCCGGCCTTGACAACAAGTGGATTCCCATCATCTGCGGCATCGTCGGCGGCATCCTCGGCGTGCTTGCCATGCGCTTCATGGCAGACTTCCCGGCGCAGGACTACATAACCGCAGTTGCAGTCGGCATTGTATCCGGCTTCGCGGCGACCGGCGTCAACGAGGCAGTCAAGCAGCTCAAGCAGTAATTAAAATCAAAGCGCCGTCCATATGGGCGGCGCAAAACAAATCCTTGTAAACCGACGACGGAGAACACATGAAAGGATCCGTTAAACAATTCTGCTCGCTCAATGGCCTCGGCGAGGTAACCGCCGAGATGCTTTATGACGCATACATAGGGAGTGAGGCCAATGACGACAGCAGAGATAAAAAGCAGCCTGACGACGCCGGGGGCGAAGTGCAAGCTGCAATTCCCGCGGGAACTGCGGGAACAGTTTGAACGCGATTGCGGTTTTACCGACGAGGAGCTGGAGATATTCCGGATGCGAGCGCAGGGCATGAGCATCATACAAATCTCGTTTGCGCTTGGCCGCACGGAGTATTACAGCACCGAGAAGGTGGAGCGCCGCATACGCAGCATAAAGGACAAGATAGCAGCCGCGATTGAGGGATAATTGCGGGATAATTGAGGGCAAACCGACGGGTTTGCCCTCTTTTTTTATGCGATGATATAGGCAACCAAAAGGCCTTTGGAATATTTTTAAGGAGGAAACCACTATGGCAGAATACGTAGCAGGACGCGGTACAACCGCACTCGGTATCATCGGCACCGTACTCGGCGGGCTGGCAACTGTGGGCGAGGCTCTTCCGGCGATGAATGGCGCTGCGGGAAATGCCCGCGGCAATTTCGTCACGAAGGAAACCTTTGAGCTTCAGAACCAGCTCGGCGCGGAGAGAGCGAAGAACGCGATCCTTGAGGCGGACAAGACCACCGACGCGAAGATCGTCGACGTCTACAAGCAGCTTGCCAGCCGCGACATTGAAATCGAGAAGCGCCTCGGCCGCCTCGATGTTGAGCAGCAGGCGAACAAGGATTCGTTCCTGATGCTTCAGCAGAAGATGGCATCCGACAAAGCCGAACTCGAATGCGCGATAAACCGCGAGAAGGACGAGCGCAAGTGCAACGACAACACCCTTGTCACCTACATGAACGCATCGTTCTACCCGAAGCAGGTGGCAGACGTCACCGTCGGCACGGCAACTACGCCGCAGACGCTGTACAACCCCCTTCCCGTCTGCAACTGCTAAACAGCAACCGGGGGCGGCCTGTGCCGCCCCTGCGTGTTAAGGAGGAAGTATTATGGTTACAGTAGAACAGCTGAGGCGCGGGATAGCGGAATACTTGGACGCTGAAATCGCGGCAAAAATAACAGGCTGGCAGAAGTGGGTTTTCTCTGCGGCCTGCGCTGCGTATCTCGCGCAACTGCCGAGCATTATGAGGAAAGCCTCTGAAAATAAATATATAGCGGCTATGGCGTTTATAGACAGCGCCGGGAACGTAGACGTGGACAAGGCATATGAATATCTTCGGCCGGCCGCCGCACAGTGCCCTGCGCCTATATCCATTCCCGGCATGGGGACGATAACCCTCACGGAAAGCGACGTAGACACACTTTATAACTATATCACACATTCGTAAAGGAGAGCTTATGAAAGAAATCAAATGCCTGTACGCTAACATCCGCGACGAGATGGAGGATGCTGAAAAATACGCGAACCTTGCCCTCAAGTATAAGGACGGGGATCGTGAGCTTGCTGACACCTTCGCAAGCCTCTCCAAGCAGGAAGTGACCCATGCTGAGGCGCTGCACGCTGAAGCGGTACGCCTTATAAAGGATTACCGCAGCAGAAACGGAGAGCCGCCGGAGGGCATGAAAGCCGTGTACGACTGGGAACATGAGCGCATGATCGGCGATATGGCGGACGTTAAGCGGCTGCATGAGCTGTACCGAGGGTAAAGACGAAAAGCGGCGAGCTGCAAGCATGTAGGCTACGATGTAGGCTACGCATCAGAACTTTGTAGAACCCAGCGGAGCCTATCAGCGTATATGCCCGGCTGAGACAAGCGAATATTTTAAACTTAGGCAAAGAAAAAGTACCAAGAATCAGTCGTTTTGATTGATTCTTGGTACTTTTGGCGCAGAAGGAGGGATTTGAACCCTCGCGCGCTTTATACACGCCTACTCCCTTAGCAGGGGA